TAGCCTACGCGATGCAAGCTGCAGGCAAAGGTCTTGGCCCCGTTGACAAGAGCGGTAATCCAACCAACCTAATGCCTGTCCGATACGGAAAGGGCCCCGCTGACGCTAGCGTCATTCGTTGGACGCAAGAACCTGACCCAAATCGTCCCGAAGACAAGGGTGACCGCTATCTACGCATTCAGACCAACGACACGATCTTTGGCGGCGTACCTGCTGAGTTGATTATCAAGTCGTTGGAAGGCGCACACCTGACGCTGCCTGCGTTCCTGAAGTGGGGCGGGATTGCCGGTGACCTGTTACGTGCTGGCGTGACTCGCACTCCTATTTACTTAGCGCGTCAGTTGTTCCGTGACCCATTTGCAGCCACGGCTACTTCCGGTCTGGACTACAACCCCATCACCGCCATCTTCAAGGCCAACAAAGAGTTCTTGAAAATTACCACGGGCAAAAGCGAGGCTGGTGCCAAGCTGATAGAAAAGGGCTTGATGCAGTCCGGGCTGTTTGAGGGTGATCCAGCAAACATGTCCAAGATTGCGTTGCAGTTGGCAAGCGGCAAATCGCAAGGAGTAATCGACAAGGTGTTTGCCAAGGCCGACCGATTGGCGTTGCAGGCTGATGCCGCTACCCGTGCGCTGATCTATGAGAACGCCATTAAAAACGGCTTGTCAGAAGTCGAAGCTAGCCACGCTGTGCGGGAGTCGATGAACTTCTCAAAGCGGGGGTTGTCACCTACCGTGCAGTACGCAAGCCGCATGATACCTTTCTTCAATGCACAGATGCAGGGTCTGAGCGTGTTGTTCAAGGCTGCGACCGGCAACATGCCCGCCAACGATGTGCTGAAGATTAAGCGTAAGTTCTTTAACAACGCCATGATGTTGACCGGCTTCGGCATTGCCTACGCAATGGCTATGGACGACGACGATTACTACAAGAACGCCAAGCCGAAAGATCGGTATAGCAACTTCTTTGTGCCCCTGCCGGGTGTGGATGAGCCGCTCAAGCTGCCTATCCCGTACGAGTTTGGCTGGTTCTTCTCGGCAGGCGTGGCTGTAGCTGATGCTATCAAGGGTGAGGTGGATACACCGCAGCAGCTCCGCGCTATCAGGGATATGTTCGTGGGTGCTATTCCCGGCGCTACCAATAAGGGTATGCCCCAGATTATCAAACCCATAGCCGAGGTGTACGCCAACAAGAACTTCTTCTCCGACAACCCGCTGATATCTGCGCGTTTGGAAAAGCTAGACCCAGTGGCACAGTACAACGCCAACACCACTGAACTGGCAAAGTTCATGGCTAAGATGGTTCCGGGCCTGTCTCCTATCCAGATCGAGCACATCGTGTCTGGCTACTTGGGGCAGATGCCTTTGATGGTGGCGGCGGCTACGAACGACTTGTTCCGCGAGGGTAAGGAAGAACCAACCCGTAAGCTGTCTGAGATGCCGTTGATTGGTAGTTCATTCCAGCGCAAGTACGGCGGTGAGGATGCGGACGTGGTGTACAAGCTGGCTACCGATGCGCTGGAAGCCAAACGCACATTTGATAGCTATCGCAAAACCGGCAAAATTGCGGACGCCAAAGAGTACTTGAACGACCACCGTGCTGAGATTGCGGTTGCACCAATAGCGCTGCAGTACCAGAAAATCATGGGGGCTCTGCGTACGCAGGAGGAAATCATCCGCGGTTCAAACGCTTCCCCAGACGCCAAGGCCAAACGTATTGATGCGCTCGATGCCCAACGGCAGCTGCAGTCTGAGCGTTACCTCAAAGCTATCAGGAGGGCGGAAGGCGGTAGAACCACACCCCCATAAGGCCACCACGGATGCCCACTTTAGCGCGGGCATCAAACATGTGCAGGAAGACAGCCCGTTTAAGGCCGTCTTCCTTTACTGCTTCTGGGTCTAGGCAAGGGACAAAAAACCCCTGCCCCCGCTCTACCTTAGTCCACGGATAGTGAATTACCAAGCTCATCGGTTTCAGTCAATGGGCGGGTGATACGGATAGCCGACACGCGCATCTGCGGGCCGTTGGTCTTGGACATCAAGTCCTTACGTTGCACGTACGCCACCTTCATTTGCGGGTGCGCTTCCAACTGTTTCTTGAAGTCCGTGTAGCCGAAGCTCATGCTGGAGCAGAACGTGCGCAATACGCGCTCTTCGATGTACATATCCGAGCAGCCGGGGGTCAGCCCGTTCTCAATACGCCCGTGCACTGCAGACTTTGTAGTGTTCTTGTCAATCACCGCCCCATCGCCCATCTGAGACAGAATGCCTCCGGCAGCGCCGTAGTTGACGATCACAAAGTGCCCGTAGCCCTCGCGTACAAAAGCGTTCAGTACATCCTCGGCGCTTCGCTTGTTGCTCTTCATGGCCTTGCGCATCACGTCAATACGTTTACCAAACGCCGCAATAAGCTCGGGCATGGGGAAGTTGACAATCGCCGCGTTGTTGTCGCTGAATAAGATACCGGCAGCAATAGAAGCACCGACTCCAGCCATCCAGAAGCGCTCGTCATTTGTAGCGCCATACGCCACATACATCTGCCGAACCACATCGGGAACCATAGTCGCCACTTTGTCGTGGTTGTTCACCAAGTACTGAGCAAAAATGTCGCCAGCCACGCCATAGTTCTGCGCCAAGGACTTGATGATCTCAATCTCATACGGTTCCCACACCAACTGCGTATCCATATCAAACTCAATGACCCGGCGGATCTCGCCTTCTGACGCGTGCTTGCGGGTGCCAAGCAGCGTGTCCACCACGTAGGTGTTCGATGACATCAGGGCGTTCGACATCCATGTGGAGTTATTGATGCGTTCCTTGTTGGAGCCAGCTTCCATGCGCTCTTTGCCACGACCCTCAGTCATATCCAGCAGGAACTCGCTAAACCAATCAGGGGATACACGGTTCTTGCTGGTGATCTCGTCCGTAATCAGGGGCAGGCTGTTGAGCATACCAAGACGCTGCTGCATGGCCACGGGGGATGAACTCTTACCAATGCGGTAGTGAACTGGATGCCCCCAGATGGATGCAGCGCCTTCTAGCGCCAAGGACTTACCCGTACCTGAGTACGTTGATGCGCAATGGAACGTCATGCCGTAAATGCCGGTGAACTTCATTAGCGGTGCGCCAGCGCCCACCAAGATAATCGCCAACTGGTCGTACATCTTCTTCTGAATCAGCAGGTTAATCACGTTGCGCCAACCCTGCAATGTGCCGGTAGGCTTGGTGTTGTTGACGATGTTCTCCAGCCCGACCATAGGTATTTCAACAGGCTCTACCTTGGGCGCATAAATCCGACCTGCGTACACAAAGGTGTTGTCCTTCTGCCAGCCGTAGCTTGCGGGTACCTTAACGGGTAATTTTTCAGTGCTCATTTTTTCTACGCTTGCTCGTATGTAATCGTAAAAGTTCTTGTCGTTGCCCGAACCGAAAGCAGCTAGCACGTTCTGGGTAGCTAAGTACTTCACCGTCTCGTCCTTGCTTACACAGCTTTTCTGGGGCAGCAATATGGTCTGCGCACCTTCAGGGCGAAGCGCCAGCATGTGGACGGTATGCTCCCCAGCGGTATCAAGAATGTTCAAGGGAAACACGTCGTAGCTAATCAGCATCGTCAGCTTCTTAGACTCGGTGCCGTCCTCATTCTCCATGCGCTTCTCGATATACACACCGCCGTTGCGTCCATACGCATAACCAAACGGAGCCTCGGGGCGCAGCGCTGTACGTACAGTGTCCGTACCAATAGCCTCGACTTCAATTTCCTTCGCCTCAGTAACGACAGCCGTATCACGCCCCAGCGCCAGCGGGTTTGTAATCTTCCCCCAATGTATACACGATGTACATACACCGGGGTTCTCCGAGTCGAACTTGGTGCACGGGTACGGGCCTTTAATCTCAGCCAGCTTGGAGCGCATCCTGTTCTCGTCGTAGGGGTGCAGGCTGCTCAACCACACAACCGCACGCTCACCATCCTCACACTTTTGAGCAATGCTCAACATGCCGCGCCACAGCGGCTCCATCCCGTCATCGCTAGCGTTCAGGGCGTAGAACTTTAACTGGTCGCAGCCGTCACCCTTCTTGGTGCGCTTATAGATATTGCCAAACTTCGTTACGCTGTTCGCAAACAACTGTACGCCCGTTGTCGTGGGTGCAGCCTTGGGGCGCTGTCCGGGTAGCATGAGGGCGGTGCTCGGCGCAGGTTTCATGGCGTACGCCGTGGCTGCTAGGTTCGACTCCAGCAAAGCGCGAATGTCCTCGATGTCGAAGAACCCGCCGCTGTGCATGAAACGTACTTTAGTTTCGCCCCGTACGCGCTTGCCGCTCTTGACGCCTGTATTGGTCGTTGCTGGTACACGAAGCACCCGCGCTGCGTCACCTGTCACTGTAGGGTCGATGCCAAGTTTCTTCTGCACACACAAGCGCTTGAACGCTTCTGCCACAGGTTTCCACTCGTCGATAGTCACCGCCTCGCGCAGCGGCCAGTATGCGTGCACACCGCCGCCTGACGCCACCATCCACGGATCGCCCAGTCCAGCCAGCCCGACCTCAGTGCAGAAGTCCAGTATGGCGTGCGCCGCCATACGTGCTGACGGGTACGCCTTGGGTTTAATTTCGCCGTTCTCGTCCGGCACGTCCTTGGGGTGGTTGCAGTCAATATCGATAGCGATGCACTTTGCCATCTGGGTATTGGCGGCTTGGCGATTGTCAGCGCCACCAAATGTGCTCAACCCAAAATAGATGTCAAGGTTCGACTGCTTCCACCGCTCTACCGCAACCTGTGCCTCTTCCAGTGTGTCAACATAAACGTGTTCCTTCTTCTTCGTCAGTTCCGCCACGCAGTAGCGCCCGTTACCGGGAGGTGGCAAAACCGCCGCTAGAAAATCAAGCGGTTCCATAGGTATCCTAGGTTATTTTTTCTTGGCGTCTATGAGTGCGGCAAAGCGCTTGACCAATTCATCCACCCACTCGGGGGGCAGTTCTGCAGCTGCATGTAGGGTCACGTAGTGTGCCAGTTCTTCGTCAGTAAAGAAACGAGGGTTCACGGTGTTAAGTTGTATTCTTTGCATATTCTTCTCCAAGCTTCGTCCGCCGTCTTGGACGAGGACATTATTGTTAGTAGCAGTTCGACCCGATTCTGATAGGCGACAAAAATGTCCTTACCCTCGAACCAGTTGTAAACGGTCTGTCGCGTGACACCAAGCGCATAGGCAATCTTCGTAACGGGGAAGTCCAAGTGAATGGCCCAACGCCCGAGCTTGTTGCCCATCGTCTTAGGTGCCGCCGCAACAGCGTCCATGATTTTTTGTGAGTAGGCCATAGTGTTAAAGGTGGGGTACTCGCTGCGTCTGTGGGCCGCATGAACCACAATCAATTGTTTTAAACCACAGCATCCGCTTTCCCCCGAAACTAATTACTCGTCGTCCCAGTCAGACACGATGTCTGCGAGGCTTGCCTTGGCTGCAGGAACTGCGTTTGCCTTGGGTGCAGCTTTACGCACTTCGGGTTCGGGCGCGGTGTCCTCGTCATCCTCGACCACCACAGGCGCTGGTTTGGCCTTCTTGGCGGTGGCTTTCTCTGACTTTGCCACGATGGGCTCGTAGACTGGGGCGTCTTCCTCTTTGTTTAATTCCCCCATAGGCCGTTTGCCTTCAAGTGCCAGAGGAGCCGCCTTCACGCCATCGGTCTGGGCAGCGTTCATCACGATAGCCTTCTTGGCGTCATCGCTGTCGGCTTGGTCTTTGACGATATCGTATTCCTCATCCGTCAACCAACGTGTAGGAGCGAAGTGCAGCTTGGGGGACTCCGACTTGGTGTCGAACTTCATGCGGGTCACAATCTGCTCGGGGTTAATCGGGGGGTTCTGCGCCGCTAGGTACCGGGCGAAGGACTGCAAGGGGTGCTTGTCGCCTTCTGCCTTACCGAAGATCGACGTAGCGGGCAACACCATCTGCATGACGGAGCCTTCTATATCGTTGGCAAGCACCACAGCCAAACGCTGCTGGTAGCGGCAGGCGCGGCTATTACCCGTACCGGAACCTGCTTGGTTCTGGGGGCAGCTCAGGCAAGTCTCGGACTGCTTGTTCTTGGACGATGGGTCTGGGCGCTCGCCATCATTGGAAGAGCAGTCAGGCGCGGAGGCCGCTGCGTCTTTGTCGTATGCGCCAGCGTAGTACTGACGACCAACCTTTGGCGCTGCCTTGACGATGATGATGTCCAGATGGCGGTCTTCGATGGCAGCAACTTCTTTGCCGTTGTCCATGAGGCGGAACACGCCGCCCTTAATCGAGATGCGCTTGCCTGAAGAAGCGTTGGAGCCGCCGCCCGTGAGGGCTAGGGCTGTATCCGACAGGACATTGTTACGGGCAAAAGCGGGGACTTTTGAGGGGTTGAATAGTGATACGTTGCTCACGGGGTTCTCCTTAATTGGAAGGTTTAGTAACGCGGATTTCAAAATCCGAAAACATGTTCAGGCCGGGTGGCACTGAACCGGGGTTCTCCGCCAAGTACTGCGCCATATTGGTCTGGGCAATACGTTTCTCCAACAAGTCAACGGCTTCGTGCTCAACAATAAAGTTTTTGAACGAGTCCCAGTCCTGTGTGGAGTAGCGGGTCTTTTGCACCATTGACACGGTGCCGAAGGCGGTGTTAACAGACTTGACGCCAAGCGCCTTCATCTGGTCTTTCATAGCAAACTTTAGCGTGTCTTGCTTTGCTTTCAACGTCTCGACCTTGGTGTCATAGTCCTTGGTCAATTCGTCAATCTCAGCCTTTATCTTGCGGTAGACGCGGGCTAATTTATCCATTGGTATCGTGTCATCTGTCATGTTGCTTTCTCCTTTTCTGTCTATCGTTTGACAAGTGTAGCGTATTTTTTGCGGCGTTTCTCCTTTCTCAAGAATTTATTTCTGTCTCAAACATCTGAGTCAGCGTGAAGTTATTCACAACCTTTGTGGATAAAGCTGTGAACATCTTCTTCTCCACGGGGCTGCTTTCGATGTGGATAACTGTGACCTTGCCTGCGTCCTGTCCCTTGCGATCTGCACGGGCAATGCACTGGATGTACTGCTCAACCGACATCAAAGGGCCGTAAAAAACAACAGTGTCGGCAGCAGTCAACGTAATCCCGTGCGCTGAAGCTTGCGGCTGCATCACCAACACGCGGGGGTCTTGCTCGTTCTGAAAGCGCCTGATCGTGTCAGCGCGTTTGTTGGGGGTGATGCCACCGTGGATGCACTCCACGGCGAAACCTTTCTTGGTCAGGTGGGTGTGTATTGTGTCGATGCTGCTGCGAAACATAGCGAAGATTAATACCTTGCGGTCGGTCTCCTCCAAAATTTCCTCCAGCACAGACAGCCTTGGGGCAGCATCGAACTCCACCACGTCCTTGTCATCTGTGTACACAGCGCCGCAGCTTATCTGCAGCAGCTTGCTCAAGCCCGAGGCAGCATTGACCGCCGTGATTGTCTCGCCTGCCGCTTGAATCGACATGCGTTCCTTGAGTGTGTTGTAGTACTTCGATTGCTGCGGTGTCATTGGCACCAGACGGGTCGTGGTTAGCACCGGCGGCAAATCCAAACACTGTGCCTTGGTAAAGCGTATCGCGGGCTGTAGCGCCTCGTGTACGAGCTGCGGTGCGTTGGGCTTCGCTGCCCACTTAAACATCGTGACCTTGTGCATCACCTTGTCACGCCATGCCGTGAAGAACATCGGCACACCGCTGGGGTTAACCAGCTTAGCCAAGCCAAACGCATCGGCAGGCGACTGCGATGCAGGCGTACCGGTCATCATCCACAGCCGTGTTTCAGGTTTCAGGATGCTGGCCAACGCTTTCCAACGCTTGGTTGTCGGGGTTTTGTAAGCATTCGCTTCGTCAACGATTACCAGATCAAAACGCCCATCGTTTTTGACCTCGTTGGCAATTAGGTTCAGCCCATCGTAGTTAACAATAACGAACTCAAAGTCTTGCTGAACCATCTCGATACGGCGGCTAGCCTGCGCATGGTGCGCTACAACGGCAGACCTGTGAATGACGCTGCTGCTCAAGTCCCCGAGCCAAGCGCTTTGCATGATCGAGAGAGGGCAAAGGATAAGAACCCTTCGGACTTTCTTAATGCTCATCAGATAGTCTGCTGCCCACAAAGCGCTCAATGTTTTGCCTGTGCCGGGCTCGCTGAACACGAATGCTCTGCGGTGAACCGTTAGGAAATCTGCTGTCGCCATCTGGTGCGACATAGGTGTATAGCGCCCGGGCCAACCGTACCGCCCTGTAATGGGCGAAGGTACATCTTTGACACCTAAGTTTCGTAGTACCTGAACCTCTTCCAACCCCCAATAAACCATTATCTCAAACGTCCCGTTATCTTCTGACACGATATGACGTTTTGGGATGAGGGCGTATTTGTCGGGGTTTCTGGTTTTGAAGATTAAAGCTTTATTGTCGATGACTTGCATTTGCTTCTCATGTTTTTATTTGATGCTGTGGTCGCTTTTGCGTGCGTATGACCTGTTGGCTGTTGCACTCTTAACGCGCAAGTTACTGCGTGTCGTTGTGCCGCCTTTGCTTAGCGCTTGTTTGTGATCGACATCTTTGCCGTCACCTTTGTGCACCAGCCCTTCACGCTCCATCATTGCGCGGGCTTTGTTGCGTGCTGCACGTTTCTTTTTGACTTCGGGCTTTTGATCGTACGCTGGATACGATGCGCGGTCTTCCATGTTTTTGTAAGGC